ATAACGGAGACAAGAAAGAGACTTATGTGGATGTTTACGCCAAGGTTTCAAATCGTGCCATTAAAGATTAGGAGGTGATCCAACATCTTGACTAGCAGGAATAGACTGCTATAAATTACTGTAAATTGCTATAAACCGTGTCAGATTTGATGCGGTTTTTATATTGTCCGAGCATTGAAGACGTAAAAAGCCATGGAATTATACAGTCGGGGACGACTTTAAAAATAGGAGGTTCGCAATGAACGAAGAAACACAAACAGTCGAAGTCGAAACGGTTGAAGAACAAAAGGTACCTGCAGAACCTGCACAACAACCGCAAGACGAAAAGAAGTACACTGATGCAGATGTTGACGAAATCATCAACAAGAAATTTGCCAAGTGGAAATCAGAGCAAGAAGCTAAAGAAAACGAAGCCAAGAAACTTGCTAAGATGAATGCTGACGAGAAGCAGAAATATCAACTGGATCAGCGTGAGCAAGAACTGGCTGACCGTGAAAAGGCTATTGCTCGCAAGGAATTGACCGCAGAAGCCAAGGCAATGCTAAGTGAACGTGACTTACCAATCGAATTAGTATCCGTGGTTGATTTATCAAACGCTGAAGCCGTGACAGAATCAGTCGCGAGCATTCAGAAAACGTGGGAGGATGCAGTCCAGAAAGGTGTATCCGAACGAATGAAGGGTAGCGCACCTATTAAAACTGCGCCAACAAATCAGCAAGAAGTCACTGAAAAATGGAAACAGGACTTTTTGCGCTAAAAATATAAAAACGAGGTAAAAAATAAATGGCATTTGAAGCATTAAACACAGCAGAATCACGCAAGAAACACCTTGGAATTATCGAGGATGTTCTTGCAGTAAATTCATACGCAACACCACTCTTAACATCGAGTGAAGCAGTAACCCTAAATGGTCGCTCTTTCACAGTCGCAACAGGCAACACAACCGAGCTTAAAGACTACAAACGTAACAAAGACAATGAATTTGACCACGTTGAAGTTGAAGAAAAGGTCTACACTCTTGAAGAAGAAAAATACTGGGGCCGTTTTGTTGACCAATTGGACGAACGTGACTCGAATGGTCAAGTAAATATTGAGTACGTAATTGCTCGTCAGGCTGCCGAAGTAGTCGCTCCGTACCTTGACAAACTTCGTTTTGATGCAGCACTCGGAAACGTAAGCGATAACGTGGTTATGGGCAAAACAGCAGGAGCGAACAACGCTTACAATGCAGTTCTTGATGTTTCTGAGAAATTGGATGAGCTTGGAATCACAAAAGAACGTTTGCTCTTTGTCACTCCAAGTTTCTACAAGGCTATCAAGTCCGAAATCGTACGCTTGCCACAAGGTGACGCAGACAAGAAAGTCCTTGGCAAAGGATATGTAGGTGAACTTGATGACTACACAGTCTATAAAGTACCTTCTAAGTTCTTGCCAAATGTTAATGCCCTTGCTGCTGCCCCTGGTGTCGTTACATCACCAATCCAAATTGACAATACCAAGTACAATGACAATGTACCTGGTCGTTTTGGTGAATTGGTAGAACAATTGCTCTACACTGGAGCGTATGTTCTTGAACACTTCAAAAAGTACATCATCACAATCGCAGACTCTAAGCCTGCTGCTAAAAAATCAGCACAAGGCAAGACAGTGAACCGTGCAAAAGCGTGGAAGACTGGAACAGTCTACAAAGAAGGCGATACAGTAACGCATGAAGACAAAGTCTATGTTGCAGTCAAAGAAATCACGAACTCTACGACTGCGCCAGACTCTGATTCTGCTAACTGGAAAGTCAAGAAATGAGGTCTGATCCATGAAAGTCAGAGTAAAACAAGCCTTCAATGACTGGCAAGCGAAAGTGAGACGACATGAGAATGATGTTTTTGAGATGACAGACGAGCGTTTCAACGAATTGTCACACAATCTCAAGAGTGAGTTCTCAGTCGATATCGCAGACGTTGTCGAGATCATTGACGAAACCGAAACCCAAGGAGACGAGACGACTCCTTACGATTAGGAGGTCTTATGGAACTTGAAAAACTAAAATCATTGACGGGCGAGAGTGACGAAACAGTCCTCTCGTCTTTGCTTTTAAGGGCTGAAAACATCATTTTATCTGAAACGAACCGAGAAAAGCTGACGCCAGCGCTTAACAGACTACTACCTGAACTTGTAATTGAGCTCTACAATCGCTCTGGAAGCGAAGGAGAGCAATCTAGGAGCGAAGGTGGTATATCTGTAACCTACAGTGAGTCAGGCTTGTCTACGGGCCTTTTACAGCGTATTCGGATGCATCGCTTAGCAAGGGTGGCAGGTCATGTTTTTGAAAAAAAATAGACTGAAACCATACAACCTCAGGCGGTTCAAGAAAACCGTTACGAATGAGGGAGTCGCTAAAGAGGGATATGCGGACGAGGTTGAAGAAGTACGACTTGAGTTGTGGCCAGCTACTAGCAAACTTCAATCTGAAATTTACGGTGACCGTGTCAACGATATCTTGAACGCAAATGCGAGCAAGGATGCGGATATCAACGTCAAAGACGGTGTCTGTATTGATAGCAAGACAAACGTCACGTATCGGGTTATCTCAAAAAAAGTATACAGCAGGCATCAAGTATTGGAGTTGGAACGTGTCAGGTTTAATCGGAGCAGATAGCTTAATCGCTAAATGTCGTAAGCTATACGGTTCAAAGAGCAACGAGATAGTGGGACAAGCGGTCTTGCATGCTGCCAAAACAGTTGTACAAGCTGAAGCGAAACTCAGAGCGCCAGCGAATGAGGGTGAATTGAGAAATAGCATCAGAGTTCATCTGAAAAAGAATGGTAACAAGGTATCGAGTGAAGTCTTTACAAACTCAGATCACGCCGCCTATGTCGAGCTTGGAACGGGTCCGAAAGGACAAGCTAACCACTCTGGCATATCGCCAGAAATCAGCGTGTCTTATCGGTCTAGTCCCTGGTACGTGCATGAAGACCAAATAAATGTAGGACCTTACCACTTTCCTAAAAGAGGTGAGTTCTACAAAATGTATGGTCAGCCTGCGCAACCTTACTTGTATCCCGCTTTGAAAGATAACCATGACCGCGTATCAAGGAATATTTCAAAATACGTTAGCAGAAAGATAAGAGAACAGATAAAATGATTAATATTAAACCCTTAATTTACAAAGAATTACAAAAGGTCGCAGATAATGTAACCGACACTTATCCAGACGATTGGGAGAATGTCCCAGTCGTCATTTTTTTGGAAGAACAAAATAAACCAGGTGAATGGTTCGATGACCAAGAGAAGAAGTCGCATATCCGCTATAAAGTGGACATCTTCGACAAAGATAGCACAAGCGATTTAGCAGTCAAAATCAATGAAATCTTCGCATCTTTAGGATTGAGAAGAACAGATTGTCAAGACGTGCCTGACCCGTCGCATTTGCGTCACAAGTTAATGCGCTTTGAAGGAATCGTTGACCTTAATTCACAATTGGTTTATCAATACAGAATGGAGAACTAAACATGTTAGCAAACGGAATTAAGCTTGCTTTTAGTGAAACTAAAGGCAATTATCAAAACCTTGTAGGCTTGAAAGAAGTACCTGAATTCGGTATTGAACCTGAAAAAGTCGAGAATACTACTCTTGCAGACAAGGTTAAGAAATACGAATTTGGTATTGGGGACGCTGGAGAACTTGAGTACAAATTCGCTTATGACAACTCAAGCGCAACTGCTCCTTATCGTGTTTTGCGTAAGGCAGCAGACGGCAAGAAGAAACTCTACTTTGAGCAAACCTATCCAGACGGTACTAAGGTCACATTTGAAGGTCAAGTGTCCGTTAAATTGGGCGGTGGCGGAGTGAACTCTGTTATCGAATTCACGCTCAAGATCGCATTGCAGTCTGAACTCGCATTTACAGACGGATTGGGAGGTTAATAGATGGCTCTACCATACGCAACTTGGAAAGTCAGTGAGGATAAGGAGTTAAAGCTCCGCCTCACGTCTTTGCAAGCAACGAAAGTTGAAGAGAAAATCGGAGCAAACTTGCTCAAGGTCTTCATGCCATCTGAGGGTGAAGCCTTTGCTTTACCCCCTCTAAAAGTCATGTTGTTATTGACCCATGGAGCACTTCAAAAGTTCGAGCATGGAATTTCATTCGAAGACGTGTCTGATCTATATGATGATTATGTCGATAATGGTGGAGATCAGGCAGCATTCATGGCAGACGTTATCTTGCCGATGCTTCAAGTATCGGGTTTTATGCCACGGGAGAAAGCAAGCAAGAAAACTCCCAAGAAGAAAATGGAAGTAGTCGACTAGAATCGACTGCAGTTACATCAGTAAAAGAAATGGTCGAGAGGTTATACCCGATGTTTTTGGACATTGGGGGCAAGCCTCTCGATTTTTGGGATTTGACGGTACTTGAAATCAGAGAGATGATTGAGAGCTATAATCGTGTCACAATCCAAAAGCAAAAAGAAAAGATTATTGAATCTTACAGACTTTCGCAGATGATAGCAAATAACGTTTCTCTTTTGCTTTCAAAAGATGCTAAACCGCTTGACGTTTGGGATTACGCTCCTGAACTTTTTGAGAAAGAGCGAGAGCAGGTCGAACAAGCGAGATTGGCACAAGAGCTGAAATTGCACCAGGAACGCATGCGCATGTTTGCTGAAAGTCACAATCGAAAAATGAAAATGAAAGGAGAATAGATGGGAGTTACTCTTGATGAGCTCAAGGTTATGATTGACGCTGAAATCGCACCTTTCAAAAGCAAGATGAAAGAAGTCGAGAACAAGGTCAAAGATGCCTCTAGCAAAGTACAAGCCTCAACCAACAAAATCAAGGCACAGTCTGGCTCAATGCTAGGTGTGTTTGGTAAGCTAGCTAAATTCGCTGGCTTTGCCTATCTTGGCAAGAAATTGTTAGATGTCGGCATGTACTCTACGCAGATGGCTCTTGAAGTTACAGCATCGATTAACCAAATCAAGCGTCAGATGGGCGAGAGCTCGCAGACATTCTTAAAATGGGTCAATGACAACGCAAACGCTATGAATATGGGTGTTGGTGAAGCAACAAAATATGGGGCAGTATACTCAAACCTATTTTCTGGCTTTATCAAAGACTCGAACAAACTGAGCGCCTACACTTCTAAGATGCTTCAGACATCGGCAGTAGTAGCTGAAGGTTCTGGTCGTAGCATTACAGACGTTATGGAGCGGATTCGCTCTGGTTTACTAGGGAACACGGAAGCAATTGAGGATCTAGGAATTAACGTCAACGTGGCCATGATTCAATCGACTGAAGCATTCAAACGTTTTGCAAACGGCCAGAGCTGGGACCAACTCGACTATCAAACACAGCAACAGATTCGTCTCATGGCGATTTTGGAGCAGGCGACTGCTAAATATGGCACGACCTTGTCACAATCGGTCAATGGTAGTATCAGCTTGTTCAAGTCGTTATTGAAAGACTCTGCTTTGAACATCGGTAACGCATTCTTGCCGATTATCAACGCTATCATGCCAGTCTTGAACTCATTCGCTATGGTTTTGAAGAACGTGACTGCTAAACTCGCTGAGTTTATCGCGTTGATGTTCAATAAGAAAGCCACTGTAAAAGACGGCGTAGCTGGCGCAGTCGGAGATATGAACGGAGCATTACAAGATGCAGCAGGAGGCGCAGGAGACCTCGCTGATGCCATGGACGATGCAGATGATGCTTCAGGTGGTCTAGCTGACAATCTCGGAGATTCTGCCAAAAATGCCAAGAAAGCAGTCAAAGAACTGCTTGGCCTAGCTGGTTTTGATGAAATCACGCTTTTAAACAAGAAAGACGACACAGACGACGGAGGCTCTGGTGGTTCTGGTGGGGGCGGTGGCAAAGGCAAAGGTAAGAAAGGCAAAGGCGGAAGCGGACCTTTTAAAGACATCTTGCCAGAAGTCGCGCTCACTGACATGGATAACCAATTCAAGAGCATCTTCGATGGACTTGGAGATAGACTGAAAGGTCTATCTGACCTATTTAGCAAAGGGTTCTCTGCAGCATTCAGAGCCGAGGGTCTAGAACGCATCAAGAATGCTTTAGGTAGAATCAAAAAAACTCTTGAAGAAATTGCTACTGATCCACGAGTAGTTAATGCTTTCAATGGCATGACCGAGAAAATCGCTTATGCATTGGGGCAGATAGTGGGTTCTATCGGTACAATTGGAGTTGGTATTGGTATATTTCTTGCTGAAAGTATAGCGAATGGTCTAGAACGTCAAAAAGAACATATTATCCGTTCGCTGGTAGCTCAGTTTGAGAATACGGGCAATATGTTTGCTTCGGCTGGAAACATTGCTCAGGCGTTCGCAGACGGCTTCTATGACGTAATCACATCCGATGGAGCCATTCGTATTGGAAGTTCAATTGTGTCTGCCATTCTAGCAATTCAATCTAGCATTGTAGAGATTGGCTTCAAACTTGGTGGCGACCTCATGCAAGGAATCGAGCGAATTATTACGGATAACATGCCTGGTATCGCCAATGCACTTTCCAATGCCCTATCTGCTATCGCTCCTGTCTTTGAGAGTGCAGAACAAGCAATCAATGATATGTCTGACTCAATCAGTCGTGTGTATGATAATTATATTAGACCATCGATCGAATCATCAACGAAAGCTATATCAGGCATTATCGGCTTGTTTGTAAGAGGTTGGAATAATCATATTCAGCCCGTTATAGAGAAACTCGGCAAAGGTTTCTCCGAGACGATTGGTAAGCACATTTCTCCATTTATTAAAAAGATTTTGGAGATGGTCGCAAGTTTCCAAGAAATGTCACAAGTCATTAATGCTTATGTAGGTCCTGTGATTGGCTTTTTCGTTGAGCAATTGACGAGAGTTCTAGCTCCAACTCTTGAATATATCGGGGAAGTCTTCCGTGTATTATTCAATACGGTTGCTGATATATTCGGAGGCATAGCGGACTTTCTTAAGGGTGTATTTGATATTATCACTGGTATTCTCACAAGTGACATGGATAAGATTTTTGAGGGTTTCACCGAAACGGGCGATGCTATCATGAACATCTTATCAGCACTTCTCACAGCTTTGTTAGATTTAACAGTAGCAGCTTTGAAAGTTATCTGGGATACGATTGTAGCAATCTTCCAAGCAATTTGGGATGGTATCGTTGCCATCTTCACACCGATTGGCGAATGGTTCGCAGCGCGCTGGAATGATATCACAACTGTTTTAGCAGACGTAGCTAAATGGTTTGGTGATATGTTCCAAAAGGCTTGGAACGCCCTTACAAATGTATTCTCTTCAATCGGCACCTGGTTCGGTGAGCGTTGGAACGATGTGACGACTGCACTTGCTAACGTTGCTACGTGGTTTGGGAATATCTTCAAAACAGCATTTGAAGCAGTCAAGAACGCATTTAGCACGATTGGTAGCTTCTTTAGCGGTGTTTGGAACACAGTCAAGAATATCTTCGTGAATGCTGGTCAAATGGTCGGTAGCGCAGTAGGTGGGGCATTTAAGAGTGCAGTTAATGCGGTTCTTGGAACGATTGAGAATGTAGTCAATGGCTTCATCGGCATGATCAATGGCGTCATTGGTTTGATTAACAAGATCCCAGGTGTTTCTCTTGGTGGTATTGGATATGTGAGTCTGCCTCGTCTTGCTCGTGGTGGTATCGTTGATAGCCCTACTGTGGCCATGATTGGTGAAGCTGGTAAAGAAGTCGTTATGCCTCTTGAAAATACTGGATTTTTACAGACTATGGGTCGCATCGTAGGTGGTGCTGTAGTCAATGCCTTGGGCGGTGGCTTGCCACAATCTGGAGGCTTCAGCGGTAGCGGCGACATCGTCATCGTGATCGGCGGACACGAATTTGGTCGTGTGGCCATCCAAGAAATCAATCGGGAACAAGAACGTGCAGGACAAGTCTTGCTTAAGATTTAAAGGGAGGTAAAATGGCACGCTTAATTATCAATGGGGTGGCTGTTAAGCCTCCTAAATCATTCCAAGTCGGTATCCAAGATATTGACGGAGAAACAGGCCGAAATGCTAACGGTGACATGGTCCGTGACCGTATCACGACCAAGCGAAAGTTAGATTGTGAATGGGGCATGCTGACTCAAGATGAAATGAGTCAGCTTTTAAATGCCGTTTCATCGGTCTTTTTTGAAGTCTCTTATCCCGACCCTGTAAGAGGTCAAACAACAGGGACTTTCTATGTCGGAGACAGAACAGCTCCGAGCTATTCATTCACTGAGCAATTTAAGCCGTGGTCTGGCGCAAAATTTAATCTGGTAGAAAGGTAGGTTAGAACATGGATATATTTAGACGTAAGAAATTTGATGAAGCTATGTTTGCTAAAAACCGTACTTTCGCTATCAGAGTAGGGCGATATCAGTCAAGCGATATTAAAGAGGCTCATTTTGATTATGGCTATATCAAGGGTGATACCTACAAGCCGGGTGGAACGTGCGCTGGTAGTGCTAAAATCGTCTTTACGAGCATCATTACCACTTTCAATAAGCTAGATAAGGTTTATCCTGAAATCGGTCTTTTGGTAGACGGAACCTACGAATGGGTCAAAATGGGTGAATACTTCATCAATGATATTGAGATTGATCGAAATCGTAAAATGACCAAGCTTGACCTTATGGATGGGATGTTCAAGCTTAACCGTGAACATGTAACGGACTTGACTTATCCTGCTGAAATCAGGCACGTTATCAAAGAAATTTGTCTGAAGACTGGTATAGAGTTAGCAAATGAATACATGGATATTACATCCATGAATTACAGAATCGATCAGATTCCGAAAGATAAAAAGATGACATTCAGAGATGTTTTGAGCCTAGCTACTCAGATGCTCGGGATGTCTTGTTTTTTCAATCGAGAAGGAAAACTCGAAATCAAGGAACTGACTGACTCAGGTATCACGATTACAGCAGACAGCTACTTTATGCACGGATTGACCAAGAGCGAAATCGAGTATCAGATTGCAGGGATAACTTGTAAAAAAGATAAAGAGACGCTCACGGTGGGTTTGAGAACTGGTCGCTCGTTAGAATTGGACAATCTGTTCATGTCTCAAGCGGTTTTGGATAACCTTTATCACAAAATCAAGGACATTCGTTATTATCCGTTTAATTTGAATTATCAAGGTCACCTCTTGCTTAACGTGGGCGAATGGGTGACCGTCAAGACAAACACGGGCGAGACGTTCAAGTCGCCAATCTTGAGCCAATCATTCACATTTAAGGGCGGTCTGCGTGGTCGTATCAGCGCAGACAGTAAAGCCGGCAACGATGCGCAGTATTCATACGCAGGAACACTTACGAAGAAGATTGAGCAATTCAACGACTTTGAAGCTCAAATTCAAAATCAAATCGAGGAAGCAGATAAAGGGTTTGACCATAAGGTTGAAAAAATCAAAAAAGATTTTAGTGATCAAGTCGAACTGGCCAAAGCAAGAGCAGAAGAAGTCAAGAGAGAACTCTCTGACATTATCAATCAGCGCTTTAGCAGTTTTAACAATGGACCTCTGCAAGAAGCCAAGCGTAGAGCTGAAGAAGCGTTGCAAAATGCTGGTGCCAGCAGTCTACTCGCTCAAGAAGCGAAGCGGATTGGTCTGGATTCGATTGCAAAACTTGAAGCATTTAAGTCACAGGCTACGAGCGCTCAGGCTGCTTTGTCGGGTGGCTTGGATGTGCTGAAACGGACCATTGCGAATGATATTCGACCGAAGCAGGCGCAGGCCGAAGCTGAGATTGCCAAGCAGGTTGAAGCACTGATCCAGACAAAAAAAGAACTGGCTGGAGTGAAGTCAGCGCAAGCGACGTATGAAGAAACAACGACTCGCAGGCTGTCAGAGCTGACCAACTTGGTTAATGGTAAGGCAAGCAAGTCTGAACTCACGCAGACTAGCGAGCAGCTGGCAAGTAAGATAGCAAGTGTGCAAGCAGGTAGTTCACGGAATTACTTCAGGAATTCACGTTCAAGAACGGTTACTACAGGAGATCAAGCGACATACGACTACCGAATATTCATAGTTCCTGATTTCTGGAAGAACAGTGACAGGTTCAAGCGTGATTATGTTCGCATAGCTTTTGACGTGACATTTCCAGTACCACTAGCTAAAGATATACAAGCCAATGTTCATTTTAGTGCCCATCCATGGTATGCCTATAGAAACCTAGTTTTCAAGGGCGGAACAACCGAGCGCCAGCATTTTGAATTTACAATCGATTTGTCCGGCGCTGCCGAAACCTATCAGACTAACAATGTCTTTATTCGTTTTGGGACGAATTACGGTTTTCCAGCTGGTTTGCAGGTAGTCATCGAAAACGCTATGTTATCGATTGGCAATTATTTTCCAGCCTATCAACCAGCATATGAGGACCAGGAAGACCGTGTCTCGGTAGTAGAATCTAACTTTAAGCAGCGTGCTGATTCGCTTGATGCTGGTGTGAACCGCCTGACTGAAGGTTTGAGAACCAAAGCGGATATCAGCTCGCTCAATGTGACTGCTGAGAATATCAGACAGTCTGTGAAGAGTCTTGAAACAAACACGCAGAACAAGCTAGAACAGATGTTGAGCCTGGCAGAATTTGAGGTGCGAGCTGGCTCTATCCGTCAGGAAATCCTGAACGCAACCAAGGATAAAGCAGATAAGACTTTGGTAACGGCTGAAGCTGGGAAATTGCGAGAAGAGTTTTCGAGCTTGCGAGTTGGTGGACGAAATCTGTTAAGAGGCTCAAAAGGGCCATTTAAGCCAGACAGAAACCCTGCGAACTTTGATAATCAAGTGCTATATCACAACGAGACATCTATACACCTTGTCCAAAATGAGAAATATAGACTTTCGGCGAAGACGGATGGAATTTTTGCTTCTCATCACAATAGCTCAAAAGAGTCAGATAATGTGGTCTTGTGGCTGATGGATAAGGCTGTTACGCAGTATCAAATTGTGTCAGATGCCAAAACTGGCACAACTGGCACAGAATTTGTCTGGAGCCGTCCGACAGGCACCTACCATCTGCGGGTCAATACCTATCGCAAAGACCCGGAAAAGCTGAAAAGTGTTTGGGAGGTCAAAGTAGAGCAAGGCTCGTTTAAGACCGACTGGTCACCAGCCCTAGAAGATACTGAGGGCCTTATCACTGAAGCTAAGGCTACTTTTGAGCGAACGGCTCAGGGCTTGCGGACAGACTTATCATCTATTCAGGAATATGTCGGTCAAGATGGTCAGCGACAGGAAGCCTTGCAGCGTTACACTCGTGAGGAGAGTGCGAAACAAGCGACAGCTGTACGTGAGTTGGTCAATCGTGATTTTGTCGGGAAGGCAAGCTATCAGGAAGATGTGAGGGCCATTGAACGCAAGTTCGAAGCTATCACTAACCCAAAAAATGGCTCGATCGTTACTCAGATTGCGACCTACAAAAATGCAGTAGACGGTCGATTTACTGAAATCACCTCACTGCTTTCTGGCAAGGCTAACCAAGTCGATTTTCAACGTGTGAAAGAAACCAGTCGGCTATACGAACGGATTTTAGGGAATACTGAAGATGGCATTGCTGATCAGGTAGCTCGAATGGCTCTGACCAATCAACTATTTCAAGTCGAGGTTGGAAAGTATAGTGTGAGTGGTCCTAACCTTGTTAAGAATAGCGATTTTAAAAATGGTACGAATGAATGGGCCTCAACCCAAAATTTAGGAAGATTGGTTAAGCATGGTTTTTATCGCAATGGGCAGAAAGATCTTATGCGTTTAAGCAATGAAACCAAAAACGAGAACTTTTTGTGTAGTCCTCGTTTTGACCTTGAACGAAACACTGACTATGTACTGAATTTTCGAGGATTTAACAATAGTAATTTATTAAGCTATGATGTTTTTATTTTGGGACGAAGAGTAGGCGAGAGTAATGAATTCACAATCATTAAGCAAATTGTTAGTGGTAAGAAACTATCTACCGCTAGGTGCGAAGATATTTCAGTAACTTTCAATTCTGGAGAAATGGATAATGCCTATATTCGCTTTGATAACAATGGTTCATCATCAGGAACCGCTGATTTGTACATTACGGAAGTTGACTTGTACAAAGGCTACAAACCTAGACCATGGCAACCACATCCAGAAGATGCAGTAGCAGATGCGAATGCGAAGCTTGAAGCAACTCAAACAAAAATGACTCAACTGGCTGGTTCATGGTCCGTCCAGAATATCAACAGCGCAGGTGATTTGATTTCAGGAATCAATCTTGGGGCCAATGGCCACAATCGACTTGATGGAAAATTAACTCACATTACTGGCGAGACTCTTATTGATAAGGCCGTTATCAAGTCTGCTATGGTTGATAAGCTGAAAACAGCCAATTTTGAAGCCGGTTCAGTGACAACGGTTGTTTTGGATGCTGAAGCGGTCACAGCTGAAAAATTGAAGGTAGACCAGGCTTTCTTTAATAAGCTGGTCGCAAATGAAGCTTACTTGAGTCAGCTATTTGCCAAGCAAGCCTTTATCAACCGCGTTCAGAGTGTTGCGATTGATGCAAGTCAGGTTCGGTCAGGTATTTTGAGCGGTGATAGGATCTATGGTGGAACCATTAGAGGTGCGAATATCTTTGGTGGAACATTGACAGGTCACACTAAAATCCAACTAGGCTCTTATGGTTCTTTTGATGCTCTTGACGGTGGTTTACAGATTAATGTACCACGAACAATTAATTCCAAAGATGGATTAGGGGTTCAATTTATCGGCTCCTATGGCCGTGGGGAAAATGTTCCTTATGGGCTTTTTCTCTACAGGGATTCAGATTTTACAATTGGAAATACTGCAACAGATACAGATGAGTTCCTTATGACTGTACAGGGTTACATAAATGCAAAGGGAATCGGTTGGCTCAAGACAGGGAAAGGCAGTGTCAATGGTAAAACAACAGGGACTATTGGATTCTGGAACTCAGACAATGTATCTTTGAGCTTCGGTGGTTCAGGGAATGACATCTACTATAGTTACAATAGTACGGCATATAGCCTGTGGTCAGTTGTCAATCAGCACTTCTCAGACAGACGTCTGAAGGAAAATATTGTTGATTGTAAACATAAGGCTCTTGATTATATCCAACAATTTCAATTCAAGGAATACGATTGGAAGAAGCAAGAGGATAGACCACGACAAGCACATACAAAGATTGGTCTGATTGCTCAGGAAGTTCAAGCGGTAGATCCTACTCTTGTTTATGAGAATGGAGATACGCTGAACTTAGACAATCTCAGATTGACCAATATTGCACTCAAAGCTATTCAGGAGCTCGCTCTTGAAAATAGAAAACTAACACACAGATTGGAGAACTTAGAAAATGAATACAGAACAGCTTAACCGCGCACTTCGGATGACAATCAACGACTTATCCGATACATCAAACGGTACAATGGTTGCAAATAATCTCTTGAGCATTCAGCTGGAAGAACAATTGGCTGAAAATCAAAGACTTCAAGCACGAGTGGATGAGCTGGAAGCTCTGCTTGATGAACAAACTAAACCAGCAGAAGGAGAATAGACATGGCAATCAATGGCTATAATTTATCAACAAGACCGTACTTAAGAATTTCTGGCTCAAACGTTGAGACCGTTGTAGAAATTCAACTATCAGAAGGCAGTCGCTACAGCACTAACTCACGATCATTCCCCGGAGACCGTACAAACGAACCAGATGATGTCTTGATACAAGCGGTGTTGGATGTTCTCAAGTCTGAATTGGACCCAAGCGCTGCGATTGTGCAGGCTCAGAATAAGCTTGAACAAGCCGAGCAACAGATTGCGCAAAATAAGAGCGAACAGGACCGACTTTCTGCGCTTGCAAATAAAATCGATAAAGTCGTACGTGTCATGGCTCAAGATTCTATCATGGGTGAGAAAATTGCCTATGGAACAACTTATAAGGAACTTGTCGAACTCTTCCCAGTTGCAGAGGAAGGCAAAGCTTATCAACCAGGTGATATGTTTGTGATTGAAGATTCTGAACATGTCGAATTGAATGGCGAAGGAAAGCGTGTCTTGATTCAGACAAATCAGGCTTTTACCTACAAAGGCGAATCTCTCAAGCAGCTTGAAGGCGTACCATCTCAAAATGGGCTTCTTGCAATTTGGAAGTGGGAAGGCCAGAAAAACGAAAGCAATCTTGGAACTACTCGAGTTCCTGCACAGTAGATTGGAAGTGGTCTGATTGGAATTACTAGCATTTTTGGATAAATTGAGTCCGATTCTAATCGTGATCATTCCTAGCTATTTTTCTTTCAAAAGCACGCAAAACACAAAAGAGACTGACAAACAAATCAGTCTCTTATCTGATAAAATTAGTGCCATTGAAAAGACAGTCTCGAATGTTGAGACTATCGGCAAAGATAATAGCAAAGGTTTGAGCGTTATTGGAAAAGGTCTTCAAAGATTACAGCGTTTTCGATTGCAAGAAAACCTAAAAAAAGCAATTAGACGAGGCAATACCAATCAGCATGAGATTGAGGAATTGTCTCGTCTATATGAAAGTTATGTCGAACTTGGTGGAAATGGAGCCATCAAGGTACTGTATGAAAAATTTCTGGAATTGGAAATTGTGGAGGAAAATACAAATGCAACAGATTAACGAAATTTTACTCAACGGAGCAGTCAGCATCCTAGTCATTTTGACTGGTATCGCAGTCAAATCGATTAAGGACTACCTGGTTCAAAAAGGTGGAGAAAAGACCATCAAGATTGTCGAAATCTTGGCCAAAAATGCGGTCAATGCCGTGGAGCAAGTCGCTTCTGAAACTGGCTATAAAGGTCAAGAGAAACTTGATCAAGCACGAACTAAAATCCGTGCTGAACTGACCAAATATAACATCAGCATGACCGATAAGGACTTAGATACATTTGTTGAGTCAGCTGTCAAGCAAATGAACGATGCTTGGAAAGGGGAACAATAATGGATATTGATACAAGTAGATACAGAGAAGGATTGCCTCAGGTCGGTGTACAACCTTATCGACAAGTCCATGCGCACTCAACAGGAAATCGCAACTCAACCGCACAAAATGAAGCGGACTACCATTATCGTAAAGACCCTGAACTTGGATTCTTCTCTCACGTTGTAGGAAATGGTCGTGTGATGCAGGTCGGGCCTGTAAATAATGGAAGTTGGGACGTAGGTGGCGGTTGGAACGCCGAAACATATGCAGCAGTTGAATTGATTGAAAGCCATGGTTCAAAAGAAGAATTCATGCGTGATTATAAGCTCTATATTGAACTTTTGCGAAATCTAGCGGACGAAGCTGATATTCCTAAAACGCTTGACTCTGGTAGCCTTGCAGGCATTAAAACGCATCAGTATTGCACTAACAATCAACCAAACAACCACTCAGATCACGTTGACCCATATCCTTATCTTGCAAAATGGGGAATCAGTCGTGAGCAATTCAAGAAAGATATTGAAGGTGGTCTGTCTGAAGCTGGCTGGAAACGCAATGAAACTGGTTGGTGGTGGGAGGAGTCGGATGGTTCTTATCCGACAGACCGCTGGAAGAAAATCAATGGGGAGTGGTTCCGATTTGATAATCGTGGCTATTGCCTAACCAATCGTTGGTTTAATGATGGTAAAGACTGGTTCTATCTTGATAAACGCGGCGCTATGGTCACAGGATGGATGTATATCAATAACCGTTGGTATTTCTTCAAATCAGACGGTCATATGGCTAAAGGATGGGTGAAATACCGTGAAACTTGGTACTATCTTGATGAAAAAGATGGAGATATGAAAT